ACAGGTATCACAGAAGGATTGATTCAGGAAAAATGTGTTTGGGCCCGGGAAGATTCTCAAACAAAAATGATACTTGTCCCTGTAAGTTCTCCAAAATATACAGAAGCGATACAGAACACAGAACTGATTGAGGGTAAAGTCAGTATGAAGGATGTTCAAATCGGTGATACGGTTATCCTTCAAAATAAACTAAAAGGGAAGTATATGGGTGTAGCATCCTTATACGGTCCAATCTCTGGATACTCCTCATCCAAAGATTATAGAGCACAAAGTTTCATGCGTAGGCAGATTGTTCAAATCGCGCACGGAAAATATCACTACCAGACCGATCTAAAGATTCTAAAGGTTACAAAACCTGCTGATACACCAATGACTCGTGAAGAATCAATGGCAGAGATGAATAAAGATATCGAAGATGGTATCTCATATTTCTCTAATGATGTTAGAACCAATCAACGATATTTTTCAACTCATGGAATGATTAAGCTTACCTCGACACATGCTGCTCCAAAGGTATCAATAACATTTGAAGAAGTAGATGAGTATGGTGCCACACAACTATTTTATGATGCAATGGCTATATCAGATATTGGTATGATAGCTATACAAGATAATAATGGTAATAATTTCTTAATCGATTTTCCATATTCGGCATCCCAACAGGCAATATCCATACACGGATTTGCAGTGATCCCTATAGTAGGTGATTTAGAAGATGGAGTAGATAAGATCTCCACGATTGGTAATCGAGCATATTATGGTAGCAAAGATATTAAGCTTCACCGACTTGACAAATTTAAGAAATTCTATAAAATAGTAAAACACGTAAAGTCTAATACTTTCGTTTAACTATAGGAATTTCATGGATAAAACAATTTTAAATAATTACGCGGTTTTCGTTGATGGCGTAACCAGCCCAGTAAGTAAAGATGATGCACTTTTTATAAAGCGTATCCAAGAATTATCGGCACAGGGATGTGATGTGGCTCGGCTAACAACTGCTGGTATTGGACTTGCAAGTGAAGGTGGAGAATTTGACGAGATCGTAAAGAAGATTCTATTCCACGGTAAGGAATATAACGAAGATAATATTTTCCATATGAAGAGAGAACTTGGCGACATCATCTGGTATTGGATGAATGCTTGCACAGCCTTAGGATTTGACCCAAATGAAGTTATTGAAGAGAATGTACGAAAACTTGAAGGACGTTATCCTGGTGGCAGTTTTTCCGTATGGCATTCGGAAAACAGAGCAGAAGGCGACATTTAGGAATATATTCAATGAATGGGATGAAGTAAAGAAATTGTTGATGGATGGACTGGGTAATGGTAAAACTATCACTGCCTATAAGCCAACTTCAACTCCACATCAATTATTACAAAATACAGCCTCGGGTATTCATCCGAATTATCGGAAGATAATGATACCAATGATTCGGAAGATTCTTCCGGGGACAATTGCACAATCTATCACAGGTGTTCAGCCTATGTCCGGCCCAATGGCACAAATCTTTTCAATAAATCCAGGATTTGATACCAAAACAATAAGATTAAAGATTGAGAAGGTGGATATGCACTGGCATATTGAATTCAATATGTCTGCTGAGAAATTATATCTGGTCGAAGAGTGGCTAAAGAATATTCCTAAAGAAGAATATTGGATCTATCATGCTAATCCGTGGGCTCCGTTCTGTATAAATCTGTATAGTGAAGATACTGTCACAGCATTCAAACTAACCTGGGATAATTATGTCTGGAATTAATCCAATATCGAAGTATCAGATGGATACAATGGTGTGGCATGGAGATAAACCATCATCTCCGGTTGAAGGCTCGTGCTATTTTGATACATCATCGGATATGGGATATGTCTACATTAGTGGAAAGTGGGTAATCTTTTCGAGTGATAATGCTCCTCCAAAATCATTGATTCCCACTGATGCACAATTAGAGAAACATCCTGCATTGAAAGAATCCTGGGAAGAATATTTAGTAATCAAGAAGCTATTAGGTCTGTAGTGAAAACCTATCATGTCTATATTTGTGATCCCGATGATGGGCAGGTAAATCGAATGCTTGACTATTGTAAGGAGTTTAAGTTAGAATTCTTATCTTATTCTTGCACAGATGTGAGTGATTGTTCTGGACAGTGGGATACTATTGCCCAATTCGTATTTAAGAACGACCAGGATGCTATGATATTTAAATTAAAATTCAAATGAGACGTAGGGAAAAAACTTCTGTTCATCATTGGCGCTATGAAGATGGATGGCAGGATACACCAACGGTATTTCTAAATAGAGATCCGACAATGCCATTAAGAGAATTTAGAGAAGAAATCGTAGGATGGCATTGTTGGGTTTATCCTGCCGACGACAGAGAATTCGAAAACTGGATGACACAGAATATGAAGGGTGAATACGATTGCACTCACAGATTCAACAGTGGTGATGATATGTGGACTGTCAATATCACCAATGATCAGGATGCAGCATTTTTTAAGCTGACTTGGATGTGAGAAAATTAAATAAAGAAATATGGCCATACCAGATAATTGTTGATACGCTAACATTGACAGAAGAAGGACAGGTCTTTAGATTAGATGACTGGTGTAGTAATACTCTCGGTCCAAGATTCAAAGAGTGGTATGGGTATAATATAGATGATAAAGCGAGAATATATGCATTTAAGGATGAGGCTACCTTACTTGTATTCAAACTAGCCTGGGGATGTAAATCATGGGAATGATAAAGAATGGTATTAAGAGACTAATCAAGTGGGCTATGATTGAAACTGAATATGAATCTGAACCTGAAAGGGCAACAAATTATGCACAGGGATCTAAAGTTCAATCATTTGGTGGTGGAATTAGTATATCAAGAAGCAAATCAATTGATAGCCCCGGCGGAATAAATTTTACTGTATTCAGTGCAACAGGTGGAAAGGTAATACAATTACAGACCTATGATTCGAGAACCGATCGAACCAACACAAGTCTCTATGTTGTAACGGACCAGGAAGATTTGGCAGAAGAACTTGCTCTTATTATCACACGCGAAAGCCTAACAAGATAATGAGTGTAATATCAGAGATTCTTGCGAATCATTCATATGGACTAATAGACTCTCATACTTTTCGACGTATCGAAAGTGATATTAAAAGATGTTGCCCGGGAAGTTATACACTAAGGGTATCTGAGATACCAAAGGGCATTAGTATTGAGATGATATTTAATGATCCAGAAGAAGCAACTGTTTTTAGGTTAAAACAATGGATGTAACAGATACAAAATGGATGGGTCGTCTCCTAAAAATGGCCAAGGATGTAGCAAGCTGGTCCAAAGATGAATCAACCAAAGTAGGCGCAGTCATTACTACATTAGATGGTTCACCGGTGTCTTGGGGATTCAACGGAATGCCTATGGGTATTGATGATACCAGACCTGCCCGCCATGAGAGACCATATAAGTATAAATGGATGTGTCATGCAGAACGGAACGCAATGGATTTATCTCCAAGAGCAGACCTAACCGATTGCGTTATATTTGTTACATTCTCACCTTGCACCAATTGTGCCCAATCTATCATCCAACGTAAGATCGGGACACTAGTAATAGATGCAAACTTTGTAGCAGAAAAAGTGCCAGAAAGATGGCAAGAAGAAATGAAGGTAGCTGTGGAAATGTTAGAAGAGGCTGGTGTAAATATTATCGCAGCTTATCCGGATACACCAGTTGACATCATTGGCAAAACAGCGTAAAATAAAGACTCAACAACTTACAGAAAGTGTAATATGAACAAGCAAAAAACTCCCAAGGACGCACCCGTGAACCTTAAGGAAAAGAATGCAGCTCATACCTTCCGCGTTACGATCCGTGATCGTGAGCATTTCTACAAGCTCGTGAACTGGCTGAACACCAATGTCGGCAAGGGTCAGGACCATTGGACGATGGAAGGCCGTGTGCTGAAGACTCTGAAGGGTGGCAAGACTGTCAGTCCGAAGGTCTACATCTTTAAGGAAGAGTTCGATCCTTCCAGCTCGCTGTATCTGAGTCTCCTTTGACCCCATACAACGGTCATTCTATTCAGGCCGTTGATGGTGAGGTAATTCTCCTTAAGTTTATTGAATCCATGTGTGATGTCGACAATGACGAGGATATGGTGATAGATAAACTTAAAGGAGATGTCTGCCTTAGAATAAGGACACTATCTGGCAAGGACTATATAGTGTCTATGAACAAGCTTTGGAAATCCATCAACGGTGGTTCGATGGTTGGAAAAGACTTAGCTCAAGCGGTTTATGAAAAGTGGCTCTGGATTAATAAACCTTAATGGAGATAGAATGAAGCAAAACGGACGTTGTATTGTTGGTAACCAGATTAGCGTTGATAGTTACACATCTGACTGGATGTCAGTTCGTCTACATCCGACAACTTTCTATCGACGTTATGACGAGTTTCAAAAGGGCCTTGATAGCGTCAGGGGTCTCTATGCTGAACTAGATTTTGGTCAGTTTATCGTGCTTCGTTTTTCTGAAAAGGATGATATGACCGCCTTTCATAGGCGCCATCACGAGTATGTCTAGGGTTAAACGGATTCATACTAATTCCCCTGTATTCTTCCCTAATCCATATATGCTTAGGTTAGATTACGGGGATACACCCTTTACTGAAGCACTTTCTGAGTTTACAAAATCAACAAGAAAAGCCTACAGACTTATTTCCGGAACTTGGGGATATTCTACGCTGGAATATGAAGTGGCACAGGTTAAGAATGATCACAACCACGTTGCTGGTCCCGGCCCTAATCATTTCAATGGAATGAATAATAATCAGGTCATTGTATCATTACTGGATCCTGATTATAAACAAATGCCACGTGCATATCTATGTTTCGAAGATGAACTTGATGCACTGCAATATAGACTTTCTATGGGTTCGGTAAAAGCAACTCATGTGGTTATGTGGCCGACCCGAAAGTTCACTATCCATGAGGTAGTAGAAACGGATGAATCCTGATCTATATACTGACGAGTTTAGGAACTTCAAATATCTGAAAAGTTCCGGTGAGGATGTTTCCTTCTATAAGAAAAACTTTACTGACATAAATCAAGTCCAACCTTGGGCCGACGTAAATGATCCGAATTACGTCTGGCCCAATCGCCTTGAATTTATCGAACAGCTTATTGATTTACAGGGTGAAACAGTTTACGTTGTTGAACCTAGTGAGCTAAGGCCTGGAAAACTTTTCGGAACATCTGAATACAGCAATGCAATTTTACATGTCATAGAGGAATCTATCGTCTATCGTGGAAATCCATTAATGTTTAAATCACCACCCGCAACTAAGATGGAAGATATTCAGGATATCGAAAGTCAGGATCATCTTTTTTATCTGTGTAAGAAAGATAGTAAAGATCACATAGTGAAAGTTAGTCATCTTGGTATTTTACCGAATAGTGGAGAATCTTACATAGCGGTATTCAATAACTTCGAAACTGCTGAAAAGTATCGCATTGCGATTACGCAGTTCCTAAGATCTAGAAATGATGCTGTATCAGCAATCAGTAGACTGTTCTAAGGCTCGCATAAATACACGGTAAAAAGGAGTATTATGCATCCATTCTTAAATGTGAATAAACTAACAGATGAGGAAATCATTGAAAGATTGGGAAGAGCCTATATGTTTATGAATGCGCAGGTTGCGCTCGGTCACAGTCCTACCGTTCAGAGCATCAAAGAGGTGATTGAATCACTGGAGGGCGAACGCGCCCTAAGAATGCAAAAAATGGTCGATGACGAATATAAGAGAAAATTTCCAAAAGCAAACGATCCTATTGAATTAGGAAAATTAGAAGATTAAGGAACGCCACTATGATGAAGAGAGGCAAGCATGTCATTAGAAACTACATGACTCTCGAATACGAGTTTACAGGAATTAGAATCCAAGAAGGCTTCCTAACACCGGTTGATTGGAAGCTAACTGTCAATCTTATTGCACCAGAGAAAAAAGGAAGAACTAAGGAAGAATCAGAATACAATGCAGGGGTAATATATCAGAAACTTTATTTTTGGTTAGATACCAATCTACCACACGTTGCATTGATAGATGTAAATAATGAAGATGACTTGTATATTGCTAATCTTTCGTCTAACATTACAATGTATTGCCCTGCTAACCCAGGAGACGATGTAGTTATTCAATTGCTACATTCAAAGCTTACTGCCTTATCTGGAAACGAGTTGATGGTTGGTGAAGTGCATCTAAAGGGCAGTGATACATCGTTGCAATATACATTTGATTGCCCTGATGGAGAATATACTCTTCCACCTACTACAATTGATTATTACAGTGAAGGAACTGCAAGGGATGAGATTCCGTGGTGGTCCAGGGATGATGGTTTCTGTTTTGAATTTATCAGACCTGATGATTCTGAGACGAGCAAGGAAGAGTTTTTCAAAGATATAGTTGATCCGATGAAAGAATTTGAAAGAATTATTTCCGATGTAGCAACACACATTGGGATGGTAAAAGAACCAGCGAAGATTGTCCAGGTAGAAAAATGGAAGCCAAAAACGGTATAGTAAATATGTATGGACAGGCCATACTATCAAGTGATAATCTTAGAGAGTTATTATTACAAGGAAAGAGTATAAGTCATCTGAATGTTATATTTGATGATGAGATTACACTCTTTCAGAAATATCAGGCAGAGTTGTTATCTGAAACAATTACATTTTTAGGTGCTCCAGAAGAAAAGTTAACATTTGATGAGTTTCATGAAAAATGTGCCGAAGAGTGGATTTTTCCGGCAATTTATCAACAAATTGATGTTCTATCATGGCTACTGAATAAATGTAAAACACGGCAACAGATAGATCGCGTCCACGAAGAATATAAACTCTATGAAGAACGTGATTTGGTAATGTTATTAAGATTGTTTATATTTCTTGTTGATTATATGAGAAAGAATAAATTTATGTGGGGTGTAGGTAGAGGATCGAGTGTTTCGTCCTATGTCCTATACCTAATAGGGGTTCACAGAGTTGATTCTCTAAAATACGGATTTGATATTAAGGATTATTTGAAATGAGCAGACATGTAACATACCGCGGTACGACATTAGATATGGATTCCATCCGTCGTGAAAATGATAAGACACCAGCGATTGGCAATATGCCAGTAAATGCACGCGGTGATCAAATCAAGGGTGGACAGATAACAAAAACAGCAGATCAGATTGCTCGTGAAAATCATCGAGTCCAGTCGACTATTGTAAGCACCGGACTGAAGGGACCTATTCCTGCATCACCGGAATCTCCTATACTCGAAACACCTAAGCCTACTGCGACCGCCCCGGCAAAGCCAGTTCCGAAGGTTAAGGAAAAAGAATTACCAAGTGGTGATATTATTATTGAAAGTGATTCAAATGAAGGCTAAAGCACTCAGAGGAAAAGTTCTTGTTACTGATTTGGAACGTGGTTCACGTGTATTGCGTGGAATTATTCTTCCAGACGACAATGGCAAGAGCGAAGGTATTCGTCCACGTTGGGGAAGAGTTTATTCTGTCGGCGATGACATTGTAGATATCTCTGTCGGTCAATGGATTTTGATTGAGAACGGTCGTTGGACACGTATGCTTAAGGTTAAGGAAGATGATGGAACTCATACACAATTGTGGGGCGTAGAATGGCCACAGTCGGTTATGCTTGTTTCGGATGAAGATCCGGATGTAGAGATCTTCTCAGTGTTTGTTCAAGCGAATGAGAGAGCCCCAGTTTGACATTTTAGTAATTATTTGCTACACTGTTACAAACATGAAAGGTCAGCTGTGAAAGAACTCTGGACAGAAAAATATCGACCTAAGGGCATAGATGGTTATGTCTTTAAGGACGAGAAACAAAAAAAACAAATAGATAAGTGGATTGCTGGTGGAGCTCTACCACACATGCTTCTTTCTGGTGCGCCAGGAACAGGTAAGTCCACACTCATTAAAGTCCTATTAGGTGAACTCGGGATTGATCCCTTTGATGTCTTAGAAGTAAATGCCTCTAAAGATAACGGGGTTGATTACATTAAGGACACCATTACACGTTTTTCCGAAACTATGGGTTATGGGGAAATGAAATATGTTTTCTTAGATGAGGCTGACGGTCTTACACCAGCAGCTCAGGGCGTATTGCGCGGCACTATGGAACGATATGCAAGTTCTGTTAGATTCTTATTGACGTGCAATTATCCACATAAAATCATTGATGCTATCAAGTCCCGTTGTGAAACAGGCCGTATGCACATTGAGAAATTAAACAAAGATGAATTTGATACAAGACTTATTGATATCTTAGGCAAGGAAAATATTGAGATTGACTTCGATGCCTTTGAGGTAATAGTTCAGAAGACATACCCCGATCTACGTCGCGGGATTAGCATGATTCAGGCGAATTCTTTCGGTGGAAAGCTTGTTTCTCCGGACACTGACAGTGAAGAGACATCTGACTATAAGATTGATATGATTGCTTTATTCCGTTCTGGAAAATTCAAAGAAGCACGTCAACTCATCTGTGAAAAAGTAAACAGAGACGAATATGAAGATATCTATACATTCATGTATAAGCATTTAGAAGTATGGGGCGATACTGATAACAAACAGAATAAGTCTATTCTTGTTATTCGTGATGGTTTGGTAAAACATACAATGTGTGCAGATGTTGAAATCAATCTATCTGCTACTTTGGTAGAATTAGAATTAATTGCAAAAGGTATACAATAATGTGGTACAGATTTGAATTTCCTCTTAACCTATACGAGAAATATAAATTCTTTGATGATTTTAGAGAATTCACAACTGCTATAAGAAGTCCGGATAAAAATCCGGTTGGCATAATAATTACAGAAGATCAGGAATCGGTTACCTTTGTAAAGTTAAAATTATCCGGAATTAAGAATATAACCTACCAGGAAATGAAATGAGTAAAGAAAAAGTGTTTATTGTTTTATCGCATAAGAATATCCTAGCGAGACCCGCAACAAAGAGTCGCGAAGCTGAATGGCAGGTTGCTGAAACTGTTGAGTTTGTAAATCAACTTAGAAATAAGCATACAAGCATGGGCAGTGCAATCGGTAATTATCTAGAGAAGAAGATGATTATGGGTGCCCGCTACGGTATGGATGATTATGAAAAGTTTGAAGAATATGTTCGTTCCAAATATACTAAACAAATGAAGGAACTAGATGTAGCATATCGACCACTGCAAGTTGTTGAGGAACCGAGTCCAGAAGTGTTCGCTGATCAGTTTGGTAATATTAGACCAAGAACGGTATTTGATCAGGTAGCGTAATGGAAAAGATTATCCTAACGGATTGTGATGGTGTATTACAGAACTGGAATCTAGGTTTTACACAATGGATGACCGGTATGGGACTTCCACAGCTTCCAAATACTGATCACGAATACAGTATCGGTTCGCGCCACGGAATCAATCATATTGCCGCCCACGAATATGTAAAAGCATTCAATGAGAGTGATCGTATTGTAGGTCTGGAATCTTTTGCAGATGCTGTTATCTATGTTAGGAAACTTGTCAGCAAAGGATTTAGATTTATTGTTGTTACAAGTATTAGTTCAGCGCCAATGGCAAAGATTCACAGAACAAAGAGCTTAGAGAATGTATTTGGTTCAGATGTGTTTGATGAAATTGTCTGCCTAGAGATGGGCTCAAGTAAGGCAACGGAACTAACTCGATGGGAAGGATCTGGTTATTTCTGGATTGAGGATCATATGCGTCAAGCAGAAGCCGGCCACGAAGCTGGATTGAAAACAGTCCTTATAGATCATCCATACAACTCACATTACAAAACAGATTTATTCCCTACAGTAAGTTATACAAAACCCTGGGAAGAAATCTATGATATGGTCTGTAAAGAATATGGTATTGATTGAAAATAAATACGGTAGCACAAGTTTTCCTGCATTATCTCCGGCAGAGGTAATGTGTTCAGGTGGGGCAGATTCCACTATGATAGCCTATCTTCTATTGGAAAATTTAGAATCTGAACAAAGAAAACACATTACTCTTACATTTCTAGAGAATGCTAATTCTAAATTCGAATCCTATCTACTTGTTATCGGCTATCTATCGGCTAAGTTTGATGTGAATCTAAAGGTTTCGACATTAGCAAGAGTAGGAACAGGTCATGC